CTCATAGCCAACTGTTTATATCTTCCTTCCGAGCAAGGTAATTCCGTTGCAGAATCAGAATGCTTAATTCCAAACAAAACACTCTCACTCATGAGACCTATGACAATGATTATCTTTGTCGTCTCTACAAACGCGGTCTTAAAGTCCGCGTCGCTCTTGACCGCGATAATTTCGACTTACTGTCGGCTGCATATTCACCCTGTAAGATCATCCCCGGTGTACAACCACCCCCTTCAGGTTCCCATCAACTTGCAGCAGCCCACCAGAGTATTGCTGAGGAGGCCATTTTTCGCTTTCTCACGAACCATGACGAGTACATCGAAATAGGTCCTAACGCCGCGTCCTTCGCTCGACGCGCCGTTGGTAAGACCAATCCTCATGGTTGCACTCTTCGTTCCGCTCGCGATCAAGCCCGCCATGCCCGTGCTGCGATGTCTAACGAACTCCGAGGGTATCGTCCCTCCGGGTCCCAGACACTCTCCGTTCAAGCTGGCGGTATGTCCCTCCGTGATCTCCATAGGGACGTCCAACATCTCGCTTCAGGTATTCCAACAGAAACTTTCTGTCTTAATGGTTGGCAAAACTGTGACGCACAGGCCCAGATCGCAGTTTCCAACCATTCTCTCTATGACATTTCCTTCCTTGACCTTGCTGTTGGTATGCGTAATCACAACACTTGCTACATTAAAGCTTTTATTCATTTTCCCACCGAGATACTTGACGTTGATGAATGGGTTTCCGCGGAGAAAGGTTATCGCTTCAAACGCGACCGCAAAACCGGTCTTGTTTCGTTCTCTTGGTTAGCCGACACCGCCTTCGGCTACACACATAAATATGACACCTGGATACCCTATTTGACCAAAGGCGGTTTTTCTACCCCTTTTGGCTTCAACGTCATCATCGAGAAAACTGCCTGGCACGGTAGCCAATTTGAACTTTCTATCTCTCGTGTTACTGCTGGAGGTTATTTCAATTATACTATCCCAAACGCCCTATCGGACTTAATCAAGGTCCCGAATTTTCGCGTTTTAGCCTCCAACGGTTTCTGCAAACAACGTTTTGACCCGGATGATGTGAACAACTACATCGTCACTGACGGCATGAAAGTTCGTAAATTGCTCGATTTTGTTAATGCCCGCGCCGAAAAAGGTTTTAGCCTCGACGTTGTTAAGGCTTATGCCCGCACTCTGGTTTCCGAAATCAGACTTGCCGGACAAATCGCCGAGCAACGTTGGCATTGCACATCCGCACAATTTTCTGATCTCTGCGTGTCCCTATACATATTGAGTATTTATCAACGTCGCCTTGATTCACACATTGTTTACAAGGCATTGGAACATATGGATCAAATAGGTGAAGACACGTTTTGGTCAGATCTTCTTCAAAAGTTTAAGAAAATTTTCGGTATTGACTTTCCCCATTTCCATAAAGAGGATAAGGTCGCTGCTCAAAGTACCCGCAACATTTTCCATCAAGCTTCTCTTCAGTTCTTCGAGGATTACACCCGCGTTGATACCTTACGCGATTGCGGCTTCGACCTCGAGGTTTTCTTCGGTTATAACACCGAAACCCTCCCAGAGGTCGAACCCACCGCTAGGGAAATAATCCTCGATCAACAAAATCTTCAACCGCCCGAAGAACCACTCGCAGCTTCCACACCAGATTGGGCATTACCTTTTAAAATCCCTGCTAACACCATGCCCGGGATTGGCCCCGTCTACATGGCTGAAGCCCAACATGAAACCTTGGTGCGCGAATGCCGTCAGGGCGCGGACAACACCGAATACGCGAAGCCACTTCGTTCCGTCCTGACCACAGCCGCCCAAGAACTCGCCAAGCCTGAGTATTTCCCGGATCGTCTTTATCTTGAAAACATCTACGCACTCACTGGAGTACCTGGCGGTGCCAAGACCGGTCGTGTCATTCTTGACATCATTCCTAATTCTCTTCCAAATGGTCCGGTTCTGATCCTTTGTCCCACCGGCGCTCTTGCAGATAAATACCGAGCCGAAGTTAAGGCGCCTTCCATGGCATGCACTATCCATGCCGGTCTCCGCCAACTCAATAAACAAAATTGGTCACTCGTTATTGTGGAAGAAGCGTTCACCTTACCAATAGCTTACATTAACTACATTGCTAAACGTTTCCATACACTTATCGTCGGTGACCCAAAACAAATCCAACATGTTGACTTCTCCGGTCTTTGGGCAGGCTGCACCATGCTCGATGCGCTCCTACCTGGGATCACCCGGCATCATATCAACTCCACAAAAAGGTGCCCGCAGGACGTCGTTCTCCTTCCGATCATTAAAGCTGCTTATCCAGGTATCACTTCCGAATCCAGGGTTCATTCTTCAATTGAGTGGGTGCACAAAGGTTACACTAACCCTCAAGCAGTCAATGTCTGTTTCACTCAACTGCAAAAAGAACAACTCACCCACTTTGGTCGTGTCAACGCTTTTACCGTCCATGAATGCCAGGGACAGACCTTCCCTAGCGTCATACTCCACTATTCCGGTACCGCAGCTGAAGAAGGTCTCATTTCCAAATCTCCCAATCATCTTATTGTTGGTCTTACTAGACACACCAATAAACTCTACATTCGTGACAATGATTCTGATGGTCTCAAGACTTTCATTAACGACAAGGCTCCTCTCAATATTCTTGCAGATTCTAGCAATATCGACCTCGCCGCTCTTGACGTTCCTTCTGCCAAGAAGGAAGTTGTCATAGAACAAACCGCCCCTGACGCAGTACCTTATGCATTCACCAAATCTGAAGTTGGAAGTGTGGAACTTGTTCTGCAATCCTACTTCCCTGCTGAATCCCCTAGAGAAAACATCTCCACGACCTCGACTAGACTCGAGATCGGTGGAGACGCTCGAGGTACTGTTAGGCTTGGCGAACTCGGTTCTGAGGAACTTTTTGAGAGTAAACGTCATAAGGTTTATCGTTTCAAGGCTCCCCAAAGGGTTATGGTCACACGCAACCACCAAAAACATATGTTGTTGCGTACCAACCTTGAGAGGCTCACCCATTCTACAAAAAATATGCCTGAGCAAGCCTGTCAGAATCTTGCCGATGACCTCTTCTCGAAAGTCGAATCAGAATTCGATTGGAAAATCCCGGAAAATTTTCATCACCGCTGCTTCCTTGAAGCCATTGAAAAGATGCAGACGCGTGGGCATGACATGGACAAGATCAAAGATGTCGACAACTGGCATGACCGTTATGTCAATCTTGTTAAATCTTTCCTTAAGGCACAACAAAAACCCTGCCTGGGTAAAGACCCACACTCCGTTGACAAAGCCGGTCAAGGCATATCTGCCTGGGACAAAACACTCAACGTCCTTATGGCCCTTGGACTCGCTTGTTAGAGCAAGTCCTTGTCAACCAGAGCAACGGTCGTGTGCGAGTGCTAAGTCAAAAATCTGATCTAGAGGTCATGGCCATCATGGAAAATGACACTGTCGAAAACGAGCGTTTCATTGATAATGATTGGACTCAGTTTGACTCCAACCAGAATAACCTCACACGTGAAATTTTGAAACGCGCGCTTCGGAAGGTCGGTGTGCCAGAACAACTCCTTGAAGCTTTCATCGACCAACTCCAAAACCGTAGAATTTGTTGTGAAGTTCTTTCCCTCATAGTCAACGATAAGAAAGACTCTGGTGCTCCACATACCCTCATTGACAACTGTCTATTCAATCTCGCCATCTGTCTCGATCTCATGATCGATTTTGAATACCTTTACATCAAAGGTGATGACTCTTGCGCCCGCGGTCCTAAGGTCCGCTTCGATCACGAAAGAATGGCACAGTATCTGAAGAATT